GGTAGGTTGCATGAGGTTTGTGGTGACGCAAACCCAAGATGAATGATTGTCCACGACAGAACCCGGCTTATCGGGATGCCCCCGTGGTAGACCCCGCCCCCGTTGAAGTGGATGGTGGACAAGTCGAAGATGTGGGCGGAAACGTCGAAGTACAGGCGGATGCACCAACCCTAAATGTTGACGAGTTTGCCGACCATCATGTGGTCGTCAAAGTTGACGGTGAGGACGTGCGGGTTCCGTTGTCTGAGGCGGTGGCCGGTTACAGTCGTCAAGCGGATTATACCCGTAAGACGCAGGAATTGGCGCAGCAAAAACAGAGCCTCCAGTGGGCAAGTGCTGTGGCACAGGCTTTGGAGAACGATCCTGCACGGACGATTGATCTTCTTCAAACCCATTATGGTTTGACGAAGGCTCAGGCCCAGCAGGTTGCCGATCAGGCAGCCGAGGATGCTGGGGATGCCGAGTGGGACGATCCAGTTGCCGCACGTGTCAAGGAACTTGATAGCCGGATCGCACAGTTTGAACAGGAACGTGCGTACCAGCGTTTGGAGGCTGAGGTTTCTCGGCTGCAAACCACATACGGTGATGATTTCGACCCTCAGGAAGTGGTAGCCAAGGCGTTAGCCGAGGGTTCCGCGAATCTGGAGGCCGTGTACAAGCAGTTGGCTTTTGACCGGCTGATGTCTCGGGTTCAAGCGGCTGAACGTCTGGCGGGTGACCGTACTGCTCAGGAGCAGGCGGTGCTGGATGCGAAGCGTGAGGCCGGGATTGTGTCGGGCGGGGCTTCGGCTGCGGAGCAAGGCTTGGAAGATACGTCACCGATCCGTTCAGTTTCTGACGCTTGGGCTGCTGCGAAGCGGCAGTACGGCGTTACTTGATCCATTAGGAGTAAACCATGGCTGGAAACAGCAACTTTGACGAACTGTTGTCAACAACGATTGCGAACTACCGTGATCAGTTGACCGACAACGTGTTCAATGCACGTCCCCTTACCAACCATCTCATGGAGAACGGTCGCCTTCGCATGGTCGATGGCGGCACCAAGATTGTTGAGCCCCTCATCTACGGTGAGAACAGCACCGTTGGTGTGTACTCGGGCTACGACACGATTGCTTTGACCCCGCAAGAAGGCATTTCGGCGGCCGAGTTTGAGTGGAAGCAGTACGCTGCGTCCATCGCTATCTCGGGCATCGAAGAGGCCAAGAACAACGGCGAGGCTGCAATCATCAACCTTCTGGAAGCCAAGGTCATGCAGGCCGAGGAGTCCATGAAGGAAGGCTTCAACGCCATGTTCTTCGGTGATGGCACCGACACCCTTGGTGCTGGTGGCACCGACTCGGGCAAGACTTGGAACGGTCTGGGCAACCTGATTGATGCGACCGCTGTTGCGGGCGGCATCGATCCGGCCGGTTCAGGCAACGGGTTCTGGGCTTCGTACGAAGAGGGCACCGCTGGTGCGCTGACCACTGCGGACATGACCACCGCTTACAACACCTGCTCGGTTGGCAACGACCATCCGGACATGATCCTGACCACTCAGACTCTGTTTGAGAAGTACGAGTCGCTGCTTACGCCGCAACTCCGCTACACGGACACCGACAAGGCGAACCTCGGGTTCCAGAACCTGCTGTTCAAGTCGGCTCCGGTGGTGTACGACGTGGATGCTCCTTCGGGCAACATGTTCTTCATCAACAGCAAGTACCTGACCCTCGTCGGCCACTCAGGCAAGTGGTTCTCGCAGACGGAGTTCGTCCGTCCTGAGAACATGGATGCCCGTTATGCGCTGATCTTCTGCTACGGCAACCTCACGGTTCGTAACCGTAGCCGTCAGGGCAAGTTGACCGGCCGCACAGCCTGATCAACCATGTGATGCTGGTGGCGGGGGGCTTCGGCTCCCCGCCGCTCGCATATCTGGGTAACGATTCAGCCTATTAGTGATGACTCCTAATGCTGTTCCTGCCCACTCCCTGTACGGGGAGCCCGCTTTGCGGGATGCCCGGCCTGCTGCTCAGGCTAAGGGTTCTTCTCCTGCCCCTCCGGGTGGGATGCCATACACGGGTCATACCCGTTGTATGGCGAATGATGCAACGTGTCAGGGCCATAGGGCTAAGGGCACGGATTATTGCATGGGTCATTTGAGGCAGATTGCCCGCGATGTGAAGGAGCGTGAGAATGAATCTGGCTGAAATCCGCTCCAAGGTTCGTGAGATTGTTGACATGGATACCGACGATGTGTCGGATGCTTTGCTCAACATGTACATCAAAGATGGTTATGACCGGATGATTTCTTTGGAACGGCGTTGGCCGTTCTTGGAGAAGTCATACACGTTGTCTACTGTGAATGGGCAGAAGGGTTACACGATTTCCGCTATTGGTTCTGGCGATGTTCGTGAGATCACTTCTGTTGTGGAAGGGTCTATTGGTGGTATCCGGTTGACGTTGGTTGACCATGCGGATGCTGAGGCGTTCTGGTTGGGCACTCAGGACACTGTTGGCCGTCCGATGCATTTCTCTGTGTGGGAGCAGAAACTGTACATCTGGCCTACTCCGGATGCTGTGTACACGTTGGCGTTGCGGGGTTTCCGCAAGCCAACGGATTGGACTGCGAAC